TCCGTCGGCACGTCGGTGATGTCTACCATCTGTGCGCTGTTCTGCCATTCCTGGTTGCCCAGCGCCGTCGGGTCATAGGTCGCTCTTTTGATAATGTTTTCGATTTTCGTTTCATCCAGATGGCTCTGGATGAGTGCATAGACGTCGTTTTCGCCGGTTTTCACCAGCTCCCTGCCGGTTTCGGTTGCTTTGTACTCGTATTCGGGTTCGTGTCCGTTCCCGGTCAGACTCGTATGCCTTACTTGGCCGCTGTATGCGCTTCTGAATTCACTCATTGGGCTTGCCCTCGCATACCAGCGTTTTGCTGTTGTCCATGATTTCGCCGGTTTCGTCATCCATGGTGCAGATGTAGCACAGCTGGAAGTCTTCCGGCTTCACGCTGATAAAGCTGTCTTTGTTCTTCTGCTGGCTCTCAAAGAGTCTGCTTGCGACTGCGTCGTTCTGCTGTTCGAAGAGCCCGCTATAGCTTTTGGCCACCTTGTCATAGATTGCATAGTATTTTCTCAGCATTACAGTCTTGTGCCTCCTCGCATGTTTTTCGGACTTACGTTAACGGCTTTGGTTTTCTTCGCCGTCTGGGTAAACACTTTCGTGTCTTTGGACTTTTTGACCTTACTCCTCTTTCCCATGGTTGATTTCCCTTCTGAGGATTTCCACCTCGATTTCTGTTGCTTTTGTTTTTTTTCGGTATGCCATGTCAAGGTAAAATTTTGTGTCGTCGTACTTTGCGGCCTGTCGTAGCAGTTTGTATGCGGCGTCGATTTCCTTGTATGTCCTCGTTAGTTCTTCCATAAGTTTCGTGTCGGTCTGGTCTCTTACGTTCCACGTTTTCACTTTGGTTACTCCTTGGGCTTGTTGCCCTCTACTGCGTGGTAAATCTTATCCAACATGGCTAAGATTTTGCGGATGTTGTTAAACAGCGCGTTGATTTCCTTGATGGTCAGAGCATTTCACCTCTTTCTTTTTTGATTATTTTGTATAAATGGTATTTGTAAAATAGCACTTCTGTGCTGTTTAACTGTTTTGATTTTACCAATAAAAAAGCTCTTTGTCAAGTGATTTTTGTTTATTTTCACTTTTCCTTGATGTCATGCGTTAGGCGCGGTGCGCCGTACGAAGAGCATGACGCGACTTTCCGGTTTCGCTCGCCGGACTGCCTTTAATCACAGTTTTCAACACTTTCAACACTTTCAACAGGTTTTCCACAAAAAGTTGCACAAATGGTTTTGTGCATATTGCTACACTTTCAACAATTCAACAAGTTATCCACAAAAGTATCAACATCAAAATAATCCAGAAAATATCGTTCCAAGGATAAAAATTCATAGTATTCAACATTTCAACACCCCCTACTACTACTACTACAACAAGTTATATATAATAAGCGAAAATAAATAGTTGGCCTAATCCTCTTCTTGACAGGATTAGGCCAACTGACACCATTTAGAGAATCCCCCTTGATTTACTAAAGCGTTCTCTGAGATTCTTTTCCTTAATTTTTCCTTGCTCTTCGATAGTTACGTCTGTGTTTGACATCTTGACTTTAAGTGCATTTATTGCACTTGACTGTCTTTTTTCTTTGACTTCCCATAGCCTTTTGGGATTTTCAGCTTCTTGCATTTTGTCAAAGTACCTTGGAATGGGCCTTTTTTTGCCGTTAAAATATAGCCCATCGTCTTTGTACATTTGCTCTTTGTGCTCTTGGTAGTAGTCGTATCCTAGACCCGGATTTCGTGACATGCAACAGTAAGGCGCTGGTAGCCCTAGTTCATTGTATCGTTTTGTGTCGTTGCCGTAGGCTTTTTTTGTCACATATCCCGCTACATACGCCATTGTTTCCGGTGACGCCTCTGTAATTATCACATTGCCCATTCCCCAGATCTTGTCTATTGTTTCGCTCCCAAAGTATGGATTATTGCCTCTTTTTTTCTTGAGGTCTGGTATTTCTAACCCATAATAGATTGCGTGGTGATGCGGTCTGCCTGTGGTTTCGCCGTATTCGCCGCAATAAAAATATCTGAGGTCTTTACCCCATTTATCGGACATTTCTTGCTTTTTTCGGAGTCTTTTGTTAAAAAGTACCATGTCCTCTTGCAGTAGGATCTGCACCACTTCCGGCGCGTCTCCGGTCGTCCACTGGTGCGTTGCACCACGTATAAGTTCGCCTGTTGCTCTTATCATTCCCGGCACATATTCTTGATTCCATGTAAGAGTAAAAAACCATGCCGGTGTGAGTGTTTTTGACTCCATCAACATTCTGGTTTCCCAGTCTTGTCGCTGTCTGAGTCTGCATCCCAGACATTTGCCGCATGGTAGTAGCATGACGTCTTTTCTATATGCTAGGCTTTCGTATGTTGCCGCTGGATTATGCGCTCTTTCCCTGTATTTTTCTAGGGTCATGATTGACCCCGTTATGTTATGGTCGTTTGGGTTGTATATTCTGATAAGTGGCCTTTCACAACTCATTATCTGCCCCTTCCTGCGCCTGCGCCGTGGCTGTTGCCGCCGCCCATTTCCGTTTTTTTGGCGCTTGTATTATTTTGGTTGAACCACTGCGTTAGGTCTGGAAAGTCTGTCTGGTAACTGTTATATCCGCTACTGTGCATTTCGCCTTTCGAGTCTGTCCAATTCCAGCTTTCCGCCTTGGTTTTGCTGTAGTTTGCTATTGAACCAGAGATCGTCGGCATGGTTGATGCTTGTGTTCCCACGCTCGGTGCGTTGATGGAGCTTTGTCCAATCGACGCATGGGCGCCTGCGGGCGTGCTTGCGCCGCCCTGTGCATATGCAAGTATAGGATTAAGCCCTGCCGCTTTCATGTCTGCCATAGCCCTCTGATAGCTTGTGTTGCTCATTCTTTCTTGCCATGCTCTGTTTGCCGCCGCCTCCGCCGAATTGTAGTTCATTGCCGCGTCTTGCTGGACGCGGTTATAAATGCCCTGCTGAATTGCCCCCAGAGTGTTTAAGCCCAGAGCCATGAGCGAGTTTTTGTTATTTTGAAGGCTCTGCATACCCTGTGCTTGCTGACTCTGCCCAAGAAAGTATTTTGCAAGCTCCTGTGTCTGCCCCATATTGACGCCGCTTTCGCCTGTCATGGTTGACCCGCCTTGGCTGTGCATTTCGTTGTAGCTGTCTGCCGCTGATGAACCGCTTCCTGATGTGCCTTTAAGCGCGTTGTAAATGCCTGTTCCTGCGTTTATGAGCGTGCTCACGCCGCCTAGTAATTTTGCGCCTGTTCCCAGCATTGCTAATAATGACATTTTTTGTCTCCTTTACAAGAATAGCCGGGTTTTGACCCGGCTTTGTTTTTGCGTTAGTGATGGTCGATGAGTCCCGGAATACTGTAGACCGGCATGCATCGCGTTGTTTTGTTCATGAAGTAGAAGTCTGCAATAAAGTCCGGCTGAGACTGTACCGCGAGAGTTCTCTTCATCTCCGCTTCGCCCTGTTCCATCCAATCGGTGCTCAGAGTGGGCAGTGCGTCGTAGTCCTGTGCATAGTGCCATGCATCTAGACTCTGTTTTGCGTTGCTTCGGAACAGGCCGGTAACCTTGCTCGGCTTATAGCGATAGTCGGCCCATGCTTCTTGGTAGCCGAATGCTTCATTGTCCGTTGCGTTGCCCTGTGCATAGATTTCCTTATTAAGAATAGCTTGTTCGCCGATGTTTGCCAGTACCGGCCAGTAGTAGTCATATCGTCCGGTGCGGCTCCACATGCGTTCGATGCCTTGCTGATAGGTCTGGTCGGTTCGTACCACTGCGAGTCCCATGATAAAGCCGTGTTCCGTAAAGGACTTGGTAAACATAGGTTTGTTCATTGTGGTCACACTCAGTGCCGCCGTGTTGCCCAACGGACTCGTGTTGTCGGTCGAAGAGGTCTGGATAACCTGAGACACGTTGATAGGCAGTCTGTAGCCGCCCAGGTACTCCGGAATTTGAATCCGGCTGTCGGGCGAGATAACTCCAAAGTGCTCCCTCAGCACTTCGCGGTATCTCGTGCCGCCGCGCGCGTCTTTTTCCAGAAGTTTCTGGATTTGGAATGCCTGTCGGAGTTGGTTGATGGTCGTTGCGTTGACTTTTGATAGGTCTGCTCCTAAGGCTACTCCAGCGTATGTTCCTAGTACATTTCTTCCCACTGCTAGCCCTTTGTTTGCAGTTGGTCCGCTTCCGACGTCCCAATCTGTGGCGTTAAAGACGCTTCCTGTGTCTAACAGTCCTGCATCTGATGCTATTGCTTTCATTAGTGTGCTATTGGTTGTTACTTTGCCCGTTGTCCCGTTATACATACCGAGCGGTGCGCTTCCAGTCAGCGGAATGCTAATCGGCTCGCCTTTCTGAGGTTCGGGCAGTGCTCCGGTGTAGTAGTCGAACACCTTCGCCGCTTTGAGAGGCTTTGCCAACGTGATGGCGCTGTCGTTGGTTTTGCTACCGTCGTTTTTGCCGGTTGTGGTTGCGTCCGTTACCTCTACAAGCGTCGGTTGCGTCACGTTTTGGTTTCTAAACCATTCGTTGTAGATGAGGCCGTATGCGCGTCCCGGCAGAGCGCTCACGCTTATGCCCTTTACTTTGGTAGGCAGACCAAGATAGTCTGCCAAAGTTCCTTCCTCCCAACCTTCTGTCGGTGCTGTGACCTGTGGGATGCTGTACTCTGTTTTAGGCGTCCATGCGGTTTCTTTGTTTTCGCCCATAAACTCCTTCCAGTGCACCCACAGAAGTCTGTTCGGCACGAAGAAGAAGTAAAAGTCGCAGAAGGCATTGTCCATCACGGGAAAGATTGGCGTTGCCATACGCATGACACATGCCATGTCTATTTCGTGCGTATCTCCGGGTAATACCTCATCCAGATAAATCGGGATGAGGTCGCCGGTGTTAAAGGTGGTTTTGTTGTCGTTGTTCCGCTGGAAGCGGCTTCGGCTTACTCCTACCTGTGGATTTTGTGCAAAGTTGTATTCACTGTTGCGGTTCACTCTGCTCCCTCCTTTTTCTCTGTTGCGTTTTCAGCCGGCTTTTCTTCCTTCAGGAGTCCCATTTTATCGGCCCATTCTGTCGTGCCGTAGGCCATGACGTATTTTTCCACGTCGTTGTCCCATTTGTTTTTGATTTCGATAGGCAGTGTTTCAAACTGCTTCTTTGCGTCCTCGATGAGGTTGTACCAGGTGTGGTAGTCCGTCGGCACGTCGGTGATGTCTACCATCTGTGCGCTGTTCTGCCATTCCTGGTCGCTCAGTGCCGTCGGATCGTAGGTCGCTCTTTTGATGATGTTTTCGATTTTCGTTTCATCCAGACGGCTCTGGATGAGTGCATAGACGTCTTTTTCGCCGGTTTTCACCAACTCCCTGCCGGTTTCGGTTGCTTTGTACTCGTATTCGGGTTCGTGTCCGTTACCGGTTAGGCTCGTATGCCTTACTTGGCCGCTGTATGCGCTTCTGAACTCACTCATTGGGCTTGCCCTCACATACCAGCGTTCTGCTGTTGTCCATGATTTCGCCGGTTTC